CGCCGTCTAGGATAAGAGGTCGTCGACCTCCTGCATCTGGGCGGTATCTTGCTTGCCAAGAAACCATCATTCGTTCTTTGATTTTCTCAGAAAGTGTGTTTGGTGACTTTAGTACTAAACCTGGGACAGCTCCGTTCTTAAAGAAGTTGTCTTGAAAAGCTCTCATATTTTTCATAAGAACCATAGTACGAAGCGAAGGCTTTAGACGAGGCACTCCACGATAGATAGAGTGAAAAGAGTTTTCTTTAATATGAATAATTTCATTCGGAAGAAAGGTAGTGTCAAACATTGTGAACTTTTCAATGTAAGTCTGCTTATCCGCATGAATTTTTACGTCCGTAGCTGGTAAGTGATAAAGATGTACTCCATCAAAATATATAAAAATATTGCCATCAATAATAAAGTCAGTAATAAGATTACGCTTAAAGCTGTTAATATCTTGATAAGGGTTTGGTGACTTGTTTAAAAGTATTTCTACTTTAGAAGCCTTAACACCTGGAACAACACCTCGGAAGGAGTTCTCTCTCGATACTAAAGTATGAATCTCAGCTACGTCGTCAACGATCATATTTACGCCGCGATTAACGATTTCTAGGTCTTCATAAGCTCTTTCGTAACTAAACGCAGGCTCTCTTGAGGATTCTACTTTATTGCTACCCATACTATACTGAGCAGGATTTAACTTCTCCTCAGTTTCTATAGGTTTTCCTCCAAAAATATTATTATACCAAGCCATGTTTTTCTCTTTGAATCTCGACCCACTTCATCTGCTTCTTTGCAGTTCCTAGTGCAGGGTCTTTTCCATAAATTGAGTGAAGTTTTAAATGGTGAGTATGACACAGAGTAACTGTGTGGTCATATAGCTCAGCATGATGCTCTTCTATAAAATCATCCCGAAGTGCTTGTATGTACTCCGGATTGTGTCTGTTCTTTGTTAACCATTGATTTAACAATGGTGTTAAACTGTAAAAGTGGTGAAAATCAAGCTGTTCTGTCTCATTACAAATCTCGCAAGCGTTTCCTTTCTCATACTTGGACTTTGCCTTGTCTCGTACATACTTTACAACATCACGTTTTAACTTAGGCATGTTCCATTAATTCCTCAATTTTTATCTAAAGAATTATATCGAGTTTAGGGTAACTTGTCAATAACTATTTTTGATTAGGTATCGCTAGAAGGATATGTTTGCGGTTTGAAACGAGTAAAGTCCGTAGCGCAGACCATCTGCCATGTGCGAGGCCATATTATGTCTTGGTTTTTCTTTTATTAAATTAGGGTTCGGATCCCACTGATATGCATCTAAACATGTTAGGGACTGCTTGCATTCTTGATCAACATAAAGTTTGTCATTTTCAACCACGCCTGATACATGCCCAATTCCATCCAGTACAGACTTCTTAGCGTTAATGGTGGAGATGTCATAGTTCTGCGCGAGATCGAACCTTGTTTGTTGAGCAGCACTATCAATATAGATGTAATCAATATCCCAACGATTAATAAGTTTTTGTATTTCTATAGCATGTTGCTCAGTAGTCCTCTCGCTGTTAAAATATTCATCTACTATGTAGTATTTATCCTCATCCCAGTCATATGCAATTACACATAACGCCGTAGGATCTTTGTACCCTACGTCCAAGCCTGCGAAGACATCCATCTTCGAGGTATCTAATTGAGACAAGTCTTTTACTTGAGTCTCAAAGTTAAATTTCCATATCTGACCTTCGTAAGTATTAAAGTCAGCTTCGTATTCTTGTTTAAATTCTGCTTCTGACATAGACTTACGTGCTTCATCAATGTCTGATTGTGACATACGAGGGTTATCTAGGTACGTTGCTCGTATACTGCACCATTCGCGGAAGTCGTCCGAGTAGCCTCTATAGTAGAATTCTGAGAACCAGTTATTTCTCCCACGAGGAGTAGATATAAAAAGTGCTTTTGAATTTGGTTTGTCTAGTGTAGGGCGTAGTGCTACATTGAACGCATCTTTTCCGTCAGCCAAAGCAGCTTCGTCAAAAATAATAAGATCGTAAGAACGGCCAACACAAGAATCAACCTGATTAACCGATCCCATACGGATTGTAGAGCCGTTCGATATTTCAATAACTTTATCTTTTGCATTATCTTTTGTTACTTCTAAGTCGAAATGTTTAATTAGGTTTCTTTGCAGATCAAAGGAGATCTGAGACAAAGCATAGTTGGGAGACATTATAAGAATGTTAGAGCCAGGCACTAGAGACACGAGCTGTCCGATAATGTTGGCTATATATGTTTTGCCTTGCCTCCGAGAAACGGCGGCAGAGACAAAACGATACTTGGGGTTGTTAATCGCGTTGATAATCGCTATCTGCGAAGGCAACGGTTTGACGTTCAATAGGTTCAAATATGGACCTATTGGGAGTTTTAAGAACTTTGCCTCAGACCCTAATTCAACTATTTCTTCGGAGATTATGTCTCTCCGACTTACTTCGACTGCCATATATTAATCTTCTTTTTTCAGTAGTGTCCAGATTCCATAGCCTAAACCAAGCCAGGCTATCATTTTTGCTAAACCACCAAACAGTATTACTGATCCGCAGATTCCTATTAGCATAGCGCCATCCCAAGATGTACGCTCTTTTACTAGTAAATTAAGATACTTCATGTTGGGTGCCTCTCTTTTTATGTCCGTTCCAAGCTACGAAACCTGCAAGACGCAGTGTCCAGTATGCGAGGTAGTTTAATACTTTAAAACCATTGACTTCAATACAGATGTCACGGAACAAACCGTCCATATGCTTCTGATCTTTGTAGCCAATAGTGCTTCCGTCTTTCTTCATAAGAGTAGCATACTTATAACCGTAGTCATGTACTAAGCCTCCCATAAGTAATACTCCAACAGGAGATAAGAAAGTAGCTAAAAATTTAGGAACAGAGGCTCCATCAAACTCAAAACCTTCAGGAACTTTGTACTCTTCTCCGTCAATGCTATAGTGAAAGTCTTCACAGATTACCCATTTACGGCTGCCCATTAACCACATAAGTATGCCTTTGAAAAAACCTTTGTCTTTTGTTGCAATCGGTACAGGTTGCATCTTAGGCATATCAGGATACTTAAACTGAATTAAATCTTCTTCTTCTTTGTCAAACTTGTTTACTACATATCCAATAAGTACCAATACTACGAGTACTGTCCATTGCCAGAAAGTCATTGCTAAATCAAGTAACATTTCCATTATTTCCTTCCTCCTACTGCTTCTTTGGCATAAAATGCCGCTACAATTGCGGCTACCGATACGAAGTAAGTAGGTGCCATTGATCCTAATGTTTTCTGGGCTTCATCTAAACCCGCAAGACTGGCTAGTACTACTGCGAAAGGGTATAGTAGCATTCCTGCTAGTGCGAACCATGCCATGTTACGTTGGGCATCTCGCATAGCATCGGCATCTTCTAGTTCCTTTCTTTTTGCGTCCATGTACATCTTATGTTCTTCGGTCGATACAGCACCGTCTCCATTAGAGTCTGCTGGATGAAATTCTTTATCTACCATTTTACTTTATCCGCCCAATATGCTGCAGACATTTTGCCTCTAGCGATATTCTTGGCGTGTCGTGCTTTGAAAGACTTACGTTTTGCTTTCATTGCAGCGGACTCACCAGCCTTCGGCTTCCCTGCCGTTGAAGCTCCCTGCTGGCCAAACCTTATTGTCTTCACTTTGCCCCCTACTTTGGCTACTACAATGTGGGACTTCTTTGCGTGTCCTGGGGTTCGTTTAGGCTTGTTGTAGCCGGATACTTTTGCTCTAGTAAGTCTTGAGTCTTTTTTCTTTTTCTTCACAGCCATTGTTACGTCCCCTTAACAAGACGTGTAATTTTACTTACTAACATCTTAATTGCTGTGAAGTGTGCCCATCCGTAGCCATAAATAGCGTGGAAAGTATGGTTCTTTTCAATTTCTGCTTTACCACCAAACTTACGAGTCCAGTTATCAACATATTCGCCTTTGTACTTTAGTACTGCATGAGAAACTTTCCACTTGCTTGGACCAACACAGCAAATACCTGCTTGGTGAGTAAGAAGCATCCACCACATCTTAAAGTGGCTTTCTCCGCACAGTCTATAAAGAATAGATAAAGAGTAGTCTTCACAGTCCCCTACAAACTTTCCGTTTTTATCTTCGGAGTAAATAATCTTCCAAGCATCTGCCATGCCGTACTGCTCTTTGTCAAGACGATATTCCCACTTCGAAGTAAATTGTGCTACAATTTTGTCCCTATTTACTAATTCCTCTCTTCTCATTCTGCTAGGTTCCACTCGGTCTTTTCTTTAACCGGCTCTTCGTCTTCTTCGACGCCCTCTAAAATTGTATCGCACTCGCAAGGGGCACATTTACAACCCCAGCAACCACAAAAAGGTTCTTTATAACCTAAAGACTCTTTTGCCTCTTCTTCTGAGCTGAAAGCTTGAATATCTTCACCGGGCGTATTTACATACCAAGTACCTCTTTTGTTATAAATCTCACTCATATTACTTACCCCTTTTTTTGCCTTTTCTAGGCTTCTTCTTTTTGGGTCGACCAACTGTTGTACCGTATGTTCCTCTACCTTTTGGCATAATATTTTCCTTAACCGAGGGCGTTTACTAAAGTAACTAATACGCCTGCTAGGAACAAAATTACTGTTCCGCCTATACCCATCATTCGTGATTCTATACGCTGGAGACCTGTCTCAACATCTGTTAAACGCTGAAAACAAGTCTTCCAACGCTCTTCGCATTGAGTTTCGTGAGTAGCTTGATCCAGTTCTAGTTGAGATATCTTTGGGAGCAATTCTCTAAATTGTACTGACTCATACTTTTCATTATTCAGTTCCATTGAGTAGTTTTTCCATCAGCTTACCATAATTACCTTGTCCAAAGGGAACAGCTTCATTAATCTGTACATTGGTTTGGTTTTTGATATTGCTGCTTTCGGCTTTAGCAAGATCTGCCTGCGCCTTGATTTCGTCAATTCGCATTTTATGAGCCATTTGTAATAAATCCGCTAAGTCTTTACTGGAGTAGACACCAGATTCCTGGGCTTCTTCAAGTTTAGATGCGATCATTTCATCTAACAAGGAACCGATGTTGTTCTTGTTTCGGTAGCCCATGTCTAAGTACACTGTGTCAATGTACTTCTTTACTTCTCGTTTGTTTAAAACTTCAACTACCTGTGTTTCAGGTACCTGCAAGTACTCGCATACACCTCGTATATTCCCGTACTGAAGATAACTATTCGCTATTTCAAGTCCCTCTGGAGAGATTGTGGTTAATTCTTTTGCCATGATTCAAATTATACTCATTTAGGGTTGTTTTGTCAAGAAACTTTTTTCTCAGGTTAATCTGCAAGCGGGTTATCAAGTGCTCTTTGAAGTTTCTTTGTGAGACGGTCTTCTAGGTCTTTCATATCTCGGTCCGTATCGGATTTTAAAGAGTCACGTTTATTTTCAAACCTGTCGTTTGCTTTGTCGATCATTACTCGTACCTTTTCTTCTGATTCACGAACTTGATCTTCAACTCGGTCTGCTTGTTTTTCGATAGAAATAATGTCATCTCTTAACCCTGACTTAATATCACGAGTATATTCGATGGCTTCATCTAGTTTTGTTTCTATAACGTCATTGCGCGCTTCGATAGCACCTACATCAATATTCTGCACAATTTCTTTCATATCCATGTAGTCTTTGTAGAACTCGAAAGTAGCCCAAGATGCCCCACCGAGTGTTGAAAGGGCTGTAAAGAGCACAGCTGCTTTTCCACCTTTAAAAGTCATGCCTGCAAATTCAAATTCTGCCATTATTCCACTTCCTCAATTTCATTTACGAAACTTAAATTCCTGAGATTTTGAATCTCTTGTTTTAGCTTTTCAACTTCCATCCTTTTAACTTGGAGCTCTAACTCATACAGCGTGTTGCAATTGATGCGTTCTTTTGGCCCTCCGATGGGAATATTTATCTTAGCGTATACTCCCACATCTGAGACTTGGTTTTTAGGAACCATTGTAAAATCGATAGGATCATTGTTGTATAAGTTGTTATAAGGGCTACCAGTATCACTATTAATGAACCCGACCACTCCAAACTCAAAATTAGTTGCAGATCCAATCGCATTCTGGCATTCAAAGTTCCCAGCACGTAT